TGTTGCATAAGGATTGTCATATAAAGTTGCATCGTGAAAAGAAGTTCTTGCTAAAGAACCTGTTGTCCAAGCGTTCTCTGTATAATTATAGGTCACTACCCTGTCTACTAATTTAGAACCATTCTTAGGATAGAACCAATTTATCTCTTCGTATAAATGATTAAGACCTGCATATACTTGTTCTCCTGCGCCATAATTAATTCCAAGATTATTTCCTGTATTGGTAAATACAAAATCTTCAACTAAACATGGAACTGATTTAACTGTTCCATCATATACAAAAAAACCTCCTGCTTGTCCCATCCACCAAACCCTTCCGTTAACATAATGTAAAGCGTGTTGACCAATTAACCCACAGTTACTTCCAACTTGTCTTATAGAAAAAGTAAAAGGTGGTCCAACAAACTGCATAACATATGCAGAAGCATCTGTTAAAATTAAAATATAATCTTTACCTTTTGCAGCTCCTACAATTTTTACTCCTGAGTCCAATCTAAAAGTTCCTGCAGTGTTTACTGAGGTTGGTGTGTATTCAGATAAATTTTCTTGATCAGAAAATCTTATAAACATTTTATCTTGTGTTGCAGTATCTCCAATAGTTGTTTCTGTTCCAAGTAACACTAAATGCCTGTCTCTATCTGATACAATAGACATGACTGATCTAGTGGGTGCTCCACTAACAATTACAGCCCTTGTTGTTAAAGCATTTACATCTGCATTTATAGGATTCCAAGAAAAAGTTTTTCCATTTTTTATTGTAGCTATCATGACTTGACCAAAATTATCTATTGACCATGAAGCAGGATCAATAATTAAGTTACTGGCTGTCGAAGCTGATCCCCAAGTTCCTCGTCCCCATGTTCCTGTTCCCCAACCATAACCTGCTGTTGCGTTTAATGGACCTGGTTTGATGTATGGGTTAACTGTGGCCGCACCGCTTGCTGCTGTAGTTGCTGATGCAGCGCTAGCCATTGTAATTGTAAAGCTGTTAGCTGTTGAAGTTATTACTTCAAATGTATTTGTTGTAAAATCAGATGCCACGTATCCTGCACCACTTGGAGGAGTAACAGAAGTAAATGTAAATAAATCCCCTGCTACTAGACCATGAGTTGTTTTATTAACGGTCACGGTTGCAGATGTATTTGTTGTATCAAAAGTACATGAAGTAATAGCTGTGTCTAACGGAGTGATATCATAAAAGGCACTTTCATAATAAATAAATAAAGCTTTGTTAGTTCCTAAAGCTGCATATCTTCTTCCGTCTAAATCTGCCCACACAAGTTGTTTTCTAACAGCTCCTATTAAAGTATCTGATGTAATTTGTTCCCAACCACCAATTTTTTCAGGAGATCCATATCTAAATCTTACAAAATCTCCATCAGTCCATTGACCTTCTGCTCCGGTCTCTGTTACTTGTTTATTAAATCCTGGTGCTATTTGTATATTTGTTAATGGCATAGTCTATTGTACCACTTTTTGAGCGTAGTTTAAATATTGCTACTGGTTCTTCTCATAATCAATATCTTTACCAGGTCTAGTAACTTTCTTTGCTAATTCGGGATTAAAATTACTATTCCACTCTGCTACTACCCCTACTAAAGTATTTCCAAAGTGTTTTAAAAATAATGAGCTTAAGTGTAATTTACCAGTAAATAATATTGTAAATCTTTCTTTCCAAGTCCAATAAATATCACAGCTCCCATCTTTTTTATATTGTTTAAAATTCATATATATCTATACCTTTCATTTCTTCCCATTCTAAAACTTCATGACAATTAAAAGCAATGGTTAATCTTTCAATATCATTTTCTATTTTTTTCACTTCATGAAATAATAACGGATGAAACAAAACATATCTACCCATTTTCTCTGGTAGAACAAAATTTAATTCTTTAAAAAAGGTTCCTGGTCCGTGATCAGATAAATATATGATACCACAAAACGCACCAATGCTACCTCTATGATTGTGTCCCCTTATTTCATCATCCTTTTTTAACAAGTTAGCCCAAGCATCTTTTAAAACAAAATTTTTAGTGTGAACTAATTTTATTTCATCTTTTATCGAAAAAATAAAATTTTTTATACTATTTTTTTTTGATAAACTTCCCCAATCAGTCATCTTACCTTTTACATTAGTTTTATAATCTAATTTTCCATCAGAATCAGATATTGAATTTAAAGCATCTGATTTTAAATCTTGTATAATTTTTTTATCTTCAATCTCTCCCCATGCAATAAAAGTTTGAAGTGGTATATCTTGTGCTATTAAATTAATGTTCATTTATTTCGATCTCTACTCCTGGAGGATCTGCTAACATTAATCTTTTATCTAATTTTAAATCAGCATAATCACCCTCTTGATCAACATAGTGTAAAAAAACTTGTGATTGCCAATCTCCTGTAAAATCTTCTCTCCAATGTTTTAATTCACATCCTAAATAAATAACCGCATCACCAGGCTCCAAATCAATTGCTTTTCCTTCTATGAATATTGGCCATTTAGGTCCATCGTTATCAATACAAACTGAAACACTAATTTCACAAGAGTGTCTGTCTTTATGTTTTAATAAATTTGATCCATAAGTATATAATCTCCAATAAGAATAAGTGGGGTATAATTTTAAACCTGTGTACTCTTCCATTTTTTTTTGTTTTTCTACAAGTAAAGATTCCATAATTGCATCTCCATAATATCCAGTATCTCCATTATTATTAAAAAGACAAAAAGCTGATGTATTATGTCTATGTCTAATTTGAGTAAATGTAGAAAGTAATAATTGTTCTTCTGAAGTTAAAAAATTTTTTACTACTTTATATTTAAGATCTTTTATAGTGCCCATGCTACCACCGTATACCTTGTCCCTTCAGTAACTGTTTCAACTTTGTGTGGATAAATAAAATTACTTGGCCAAACAACTAACCTACCACCTTTGGGTTGAATTGCATATTCATTAGTTCCATCTGCGCTTCTAAATTTTAATTCACCACCTTTATAATCATCATTTAAAAATAAAATAAAACTCAAAGTTCTTGGTATCTTTGCAAAATGATCTGTGTGATATTTGTAAAAACCACCAATATCATATTTTAAAATACTTATATCATCTATTTTCTCTATTGATAAATCAATAATCTTAGTATCTCTTTGATATACAGCAACCGCATGTTTTAATTTATAAAATATATAATTGTACCAATGAACATTTGTAAGACTATCCTGAGTAGGATGTAAAACATGTGTATAAGTTTTTCTAACGTTAAAATTTACAGTGTTTTTTGATCCTATGGATGCTTCATCCCATTTTGCAATATTAGCATATCTAACTATTTGAGCAATTTTTTCTATTTTAAAAACATCATCATAAATTTTTATAAAATCTTTTACTTCCATAATTTCTTTTTCCAAAATTGATTTTGGTAACTTCTAAATAAAAGTAAAGATTGTTTTAATCTACCCATTAATGTTTCTTGTGAGTTTCTTTTACTAGTTTTCATTGTCCAACTTTCCCTCTTAAAAGGTATTACTTGTACATAAGGTGTCCCTTTTTTTATTAATGTATCTAAATTTGGATATTTAGCTCCGTTGACAACTATTGGAAAATTTATCTCAGAGGGGAAGACATCAGTATCAACAACTCCAGGCATAATAAAAAATCTATCATCACAATTATTTAATGGTGGTACAAATAAACAAGAATATCCAGGTGGTGTTTTAATTACCCATGGATTCATTAATTTATGAAAAGGTAAATTACTATTATCTTTAACATATGGACAACCTTTGAGTTGTTTAGTGGGATGGCACTCAACAGATGCGTTTAAATTTATCCCTGCACTTTTCAATTGTGTATCCCATTGATGAGTACCAAAAGTTTGAAATGCATCAGGTTTACCTTCTTCATTCAAAATATTATGTCTTAAGGCAAAATCTTGTGGCATTTTTAATATATAGCCAATTGTAAGAGAATCTAAAAAAGGCATACAACCTTTAATAGTTGGATCTAAGTAATGATGTTCTAATTTTTTATACCAGTCAGGTATATTGAGTTTTGATGGAATAGGCTTATCATCTTCAAAACCTGGATAAGCTTCATTACAGACAAATTCAATTATTTTATCTTTGTTAAACACAAAGACTTACTATCAATTAGTTAGGTAACTGTAAAGTATGAAGTGCAGTTAGTCCTTGATCTAACATTATTCTTTGTAAACTTTTCATATTTGTAGTTGGAAAAGTTATACCAGAAGTATCCACTGCATCTAAGTCAGTTCTGAATTGTTGCCATTTAGCTATTTGAGCGTGTGATGGACTTTCAGAAATAAATCTATCAACTGCTTCTTTAGTACCTGCAATTTCATCTTCAAGAGCTTCTAAAGAAACGTAACTTTCAGTCCAATTAGGAGCTACTTTATCTACCCAAATGATGGAGTTGGTATCGTATTTATATCCTTTACAATCTTTTGTTTCATTGTATCTTAGATAATCAAATTCTTGATCAGTAATAGTCACAACTACGTAACAATTTTGATCACAGTTTATTTGATTTAATTCTTCATCATTAGCTGCAATTTTATATTTATTACCATAGCCAGGACCTGTACTACCGTCAGTATAAGTTATAGTAAATTCTTCTGCTCCTTTTGAAAATAATGCGTAAGCCATAATATTAAGTTCCTGAGTTTTCGAAAACAAGTAACCCACCAGGTGATCCTGTTCCCGTTCCTTTGTTTAATTCACCAATCATTCCTCTAGCAGGTGGTACTAAAGTTGCACTAACAGCATTTCCTGATGCGCCTGTGTTTCCAGGAGCTGAGTCAATCGCACTGTTACCGCCAGATCCTCCATTTACAGATCCGATAGTATTTATTGAAGTTGCTCCTCCTGCGTTTCCTGCTTGTCTATAACTATTATTACTATTTCCAGGTCCACCAATTGAATATGGTTGTGAGAAAGGTGCAGAGATTGGAGCGTTAAAGAAGCCGTAGCCTCCTTGTCCTCCAGGTCCTCTATTTTGATTCCATGGAGAGTTAGCACCTTGGCCTCCTCCGCCACCCCACATATAAACTGCAAGTCTTCCCGCATTTGAACTTACAGTTCCACTTGCAGGTCCATTATTCATTATTATTGGAATACCCATACCAGCACCACCCGCGCCTGAAGACGCAGCAGTTAGTCTTCCTTGAGCATCAACTGTAATTGATGCAGAAGTGTAAGATCCTGCAGAGACAGAAGTATCTGCAAGTTTGTCAGCAGTTACAGCATCATTATTTATTTGTGTAGTATCAACTTCATTCGCATCAATTGCGCCATTGTCGATAACTGTATTTCCACCTGAAATAATACCCATTAGTATCTCCTTTAAATTTTTTCTAATTTTAATCTAAATTTTTCATTAGATTTATTATTGATTAAGTATATATCTTCAGCGCCCTCCTGTAAAGTCCAGCTACCTTTAGAACCATCTACAATATTACCTTCAGTTTTATGTTCATTATTAAGGTGTAAATCTCCTGTATAAATGTTCTGCCAAACGTTACCGGAAGCTCCTAAATCATATGTGTCATTAGCACCAGGTAGTATATTACCCGTGGCTGTAATTTGTCCAGATGTTATAGTTCCAGTAGTGATGTTGCCCAAATCGGTGCTTGTAACTTCTACAATATTAGTTCCATCACTGTAAACAATTTTAATACCTTTATCTGTTGTTGAAAAAGTAACTCCTGTACCGGAAGCAGTTTTAAATTCCACAGTAAAAGCTCCTGAAGTATTATTATTTACTATATATGATTTTTCTATTCCATTTGGAACAGTAACAATTTGATTTCCTGTAATTGTTCCTGATAATTCTATAATTAAATTTCTTGCATCAGAAGAAGCTATGGATCCGTCAGCTATATACAAAGGTGTAGTTTGCGCACCACCTGCAATAGATTTATTTACATAACCTTGCATTTGGTTTATGATTTGTAAATTTGTATTTGTTTTAGTTCCCCAAGTACCATCGTTGGCACCTGTAACCATTAGTTCTATTCCAAGATCAGTATATGTTGATGACATGTCGCTATTATATCCTCTCTAAGCTGCTAGATCAACCTCAGTCCAAACATTAGACACTCCAGGATCTATTTCAGCCCATGCGGTTACATTTGGATTTCCTGTATTAGATTGTAGTTGTATTCCAGTAACATCAATATCAGCACCTGCAGTTATGATTACTGAACCTACAGAGGTAGTCATTTGAATACCTGTTACGTTATATCCAGTCTCTTGTTCTGCAGTTCCAATAGAACTTGTTAGTTGAATTCCTGTTACAGAAACATCTGCGTTGGCTTCAGGAGTTTCTTCTCCCATAGACATTGTTAGTTGCTGACCAGAAACTGCAACAGTGTGATCTGTAAATGCAGACTCCTCCCCTAAGGTCATAGTCATTGAAGTACCAGTAACTGGAACGTTTGCTATACCTGTAACACCCACATCTCCGATAGAACTATTGATTGTATGTTCAGTAACTACTACTGAAACATTACCATCTGCTGAAACCGAGAAAGTTCCAAGAGTAGATTGAAGTAAAAAGGTTGGAAGTTGTCCTGCTCCTGTCGTAGCTTCAATAAATACACTTGGAATTTTAAATGTGTCAGGACTTAAAGTTGCAAAAGGGGCTTCTCCAAATGCAATTAAAGAATCATTAGTAAATGTTAAATCAGTTATTGTTAATTCTTGTCCAGATATAGGAACTCCAATATCAATTCCTTCCTCTCCAATAGAAGTTGTTAATGAAACACCTGTAACATTAACTAAAACAGAAGACCCAGCAACAGCACCTCCATTAGTAATTGTTGCTTGGATACCTGTTAATTCAATATTGTTATCACCCTCGGTTCCAGAAGATCCTAACGTTCCTGTAAGAGAAATACCCGTAGCATAAGCTATGACGTCATTTGGTTCTGCTGAAAAGGCGGCTTCAGAATATGCCGTTACACCTAGAGCCATAAATTAAGCTCCTTTTTGTTCTTTGTCGAATCCTTCTTGTAATACTTCAGAGACACTTTTTTCTTCTTCTGGAAGTAGTTTACTAAGTAGATCAGAGTAGTGTTTTTGTAAAACTTCGCAATCAGTAAATTCTAAGGTTAATTGATTTTTTTTGACTGCTATATTTTGAAGTTTTGATAAATACACTTTACCTTGATCAGATAATTTTTCACTGTCGTAATGTTTGTTTGTAAAATTGAATATCATTAAATCTCTTCTAATTTAAATCTGTATTTTTTACCAGACTTGTTATTTAAAATAAATAAATGTTCAGCACCTTCTTGGATTGTCCAGTTACCTTTAGTACCATCAACAGCATTACCTTCTTCTTTTGATTCATTAGTTAAATGTAAGTCTCCAGTGTACACGTTTCTCCAAACATTACCTGATGCGCCAAGATCAAAAGTGTCGTTTGTATTAGGTAAAACGTGGTCAGTTGTAGTATTTCCCGTAGTAGTTAAAGCTCCTGTTACGGCTAATGTTGAGCCATCAAACGTTAAATTAGCTTCTGCGTTCATAGCGTCTGTGCCAGTTGCAGTTATGATTCTATTGTCTGATCCATTAGTCATGAAATCAGATACATCTACAGAAATTGCATCAGCTGCAACATCAATACCTGTGCCTGCACCAACATTTAATGTAACATCTCCAGAAGCACCTCCTCCAGTTAAACCATTACCTGCTGTAACCGCTGTTATGTCTGCTGAGATAGTTGCAAAAGTAACAGCACCTGATCCGTCTGTTTGTAAAACTTGGTTTGCTGAACCATCTGCTGTTGGAAGTGTGAAAGCTGAAAGAATAAAGTTAGATCCATCACCTTGAATAATTTTACCTGCTGTTGTTGCTAGTCCAGCAACATCTTGAAGTTGGGCATCTAATCTTGCGTTTGCAACGGTTCCACTAGCTAAATTTGATGCGTTTAAATTTGTTAATGCGCTTCCGTTAAGTGCGGGTAGGGTTGCAGGAAACCTTGCATCAGGAACAGTTCCTGAACTTAAATTACTTGCATTTAAAGCAGATCCATCAATAAATCCACTGTCGTTATTAAAACCTGAAATAGCAATATTAGCTTTTGTTAATTTTTTCTGTGCGTTTGCTGCATCAACTACAGCAAAGAAATCTCCATCAGCGTCTGATGTAGATGTGGTTAATTCTGAAAGGTCAACATCAATAGCATCTGCAGTGACGTCAATAAGAGCACCTGCTCCAACGTTTAAAGTAACATCGCCTGTAGTTCCGCCACCTGTTAAACCAGAACCTGCTACAACTGAAGTAATGTCTCCTACTTCTGGAGTTGTCCAAGAAAGTTGTGCTTGTGCATTACCGTCAGTAGTTAGAACCTGCCCTGCAGTCCCATCGTTAACAGGTAATATCCATTCCCAAGTTGCATTAGCTGAGTGAGCAGGAGATGTTATTTTAAC